TCCAATTGGAGAGATCGAAAGGTTATCCAATAGCGCTTTGTTTTCTAAAGTCCTTTGTAGAACTTCATACTCACTCAGCGTTAGTGGGCCTGATACCCCTAATGATGAAGTCTGAATGTTCAGGCTATCACTAGAGATAACAATCTCTGGGACCCCACTATTATAAAATGCAGAGGATATATCCCCTGTATAATATATAGATAGGGCCATAGACGTTAGGAGGATTGCTCCTCCTAACAGCATTAATCCCCAAGCAAAGTAATTTACATCACTTTGCGAAGGGGCGGGATCCGACTCCAGACTAATTTCTGGAATTACAGATCCACCTGCACTAGGTTCTATATTGAAAAGGATAAAACATCCCAATCAAAAGATACCTAGTTCTACCAATCAGGTGATTATATTGATAAGTTGATAAAACCTATCAATATACCAAACTCTTTGAGTAACTGATTGAGTAATAGGTGTAGTAGCTGACCCTTCTAAGTCACCTCGGTCTGTGTTGGTTTGAGCTTCTTGAGGAGGACTCGCTTTAACTTTAAGCGGGTCAACCCCATTTAGCTCCTGTCATAAAGGCACTGTTAAGTGTTGTCAAATACGGTATATCTCGAGAAAATCTCTAAAAGGTTTATCAGCCTTTTTAGATTCCTCTCAAAAGCTTTCAGGTAGATGAGGATTAATCGGATCCGGTTCAAACAGGAACTTAAGGTTAACTTCTATTTGCTCCGTTAAAGGAAGCGAAGAGAAGTCACACATCATCATATTACGTGTGGCATATCCAAGACTTAATTTATTATAGTCTGGAAAGAGGCTAACCTTCTGCAACTGTTGATATCGATAGCTATGCACTGACATTCCTTCCGTCAAAAACTCATACTCCATAGCTGGAGCTGAAGTCATATCGGGATTAAGGATCGCCTTTCAAGGCACTTTCTGTTTAGAAAGTGTCAAGTCGGACGAACCCGAGGAGACCAGTGCTGTAACTTCGATAGGATTTTTCCGATTAAGGACATCATCTGCACTTCTAATGGTACTAATATAACCATTTAGATCCTTTTTAGCCTTCTCTAATTTGTCCCACATTAACTCTTCAG